AGATAGCATCAAATACAGGCCCATAAATACCATCTGGTGCTTGTGAAGAATATCCTTCTTCAAGACTTCCGAATGTAGAAAAAGGAACTCCTGAATTAGCGATATAAGGTACACTATTGGTAATATAAATACTATCACCTAATTTAAACTTAGTAGTTACTTTCTCTGCTTTATCTTTAATATCCTTAGCGCCAGCGTCATTTGCTACTCCAGTAAAGTAAGGATCATACATATTAAGGGTCATCTTCCAACCACCCTTAGCATGACCGGGTTTTGCTAAAAGACCAAACTGAGAACGATATTTTCCTAGTTGTTCGTACAAAGGATTATCTTTACCAAAAGGAGTAGTGTCGATAGCCTTTTCTATAATATTGTATGAAAACTTACTAGCCATCTTCATTAGCCTACCTTCAACTTCATTCTTATAGTCAGTTATTTCTTTAAGTAACTGTTTAGTATTCATCTCTAGTTGCATACAAAAGCCTCTTAGACTACACCAATTATTCTATATAAAACAATTGAACCTTGAGCAGCATGACTCTGTACAGAATCTACTTTATAAGTTTTAGAATTGAAGATAATTAAGTCTTGTGGCTTAGGTACAAAAGCAAGCCCACCTGCATACAAGTAAAACATACCAGTATCTTTACCAATTAAATTTGGATAATTGAACTGATTTACATTAAGATTTTTCATGTAAATCTTAACAGTATAACTAGTTTCTGTATTAGTTACAGATCCAGCATTTACATCATACGTACCTTGAGTAACTGATTTATATGTACTAGAAAGACCATTTCTTTCAATAGCCTCTGATGTAGCCTTAGCAAATACATTCATAGTTGCACCTTAGATACTAAATGGATCGTCATTTACAGGATAGGTGTATACTCCATCATCATTTGCTGTAATCACAGCATTTGTATCAAATACATCTACGTTATCTTGCATATCTTGTTTACTAATTCCACCGCAGTATGCATTGACAGAAGTTAAAACAGGATTTAGACTAGGATCTCTCAAGAACATTTGAAGAGATAGTCTGTACTGTTCAGCAGCCTTGCTTCCTTTTACAGAAAAGATATCTACTGTTTCTTCACCTCTTAGAGATAACTGCAATAGGATAGTCCTAGCAGCCTCTAAAGATGCTCTACGAACAGAAGACTCATTCTTTGTAAGAAAGTACTCATATGTAGCATCATCAAGAATAGGGAATGCTGTATCTAAATCAGCAACTGCAACTCTGCATTCTTGTATTAAAGTAAGAGCCATTTTAATCCTTTATTATTTCAGAGTTGTAACCTAAGAACACTATCAGAATTCTTAGGATACAAGGGAGCCGAGACTCCCGAGTAAAAAGCAATTTTAGTTGCTTGAGAATAGTCTTACGACTGTTGCTGGTCTACGAACTAGGTGTAGTTGGTTAGACTCTGACTGAAGAAGAATGCCTTCATCCTTAGGATCACGGTATTGGAATACATAGGCTTCTTGACCTAGTGTATTAACTAGTGATAGTTTGTTGGCTGGTGAGAAATAACTCATGAAGGTATCTGAAGTACCTTGTGGTAGTGCATAAGCATCACCTGAAGGAATTAGAGCAGTACCATTGTATGAGCCTCTGTATTCGATGAAGTCCATACCACCGTGGCTGAATCTACGATATACGCCAGAACCTAGGCGTGAACGTAGTGGGTCTTGGATTGAAGTGTAGTACTTGTAAGCATCCTTTAGACCAGCCTGAGCGATTAACTTAGCGAAGAATACTGGTGAGCAAAGAACTGTAACGCCTGTGATAACTTCACCTGAGAGTTGGTTATCTTGAATGTGAGCGATACCTTCTTCAATCTTGGCAACTACGTCAGTAGTAGTAGTACCTAGAACGAAGTCGATTTCCTTACGGGTGATACCGAAAGCGGTGTAGTAGTTATCAACAACAGTACCGTTAGGAGCATAGATAGCACCTGTGGTAATAGCATAAGCACGACCTGCTTCCATTGTGATAGCATGGTTACGACGAATACGCTCTAGTTTACGAGCAATAACAGCAGACTCAGTATCTACTTGGTCTGAACCATAAGCACGCTTACCTGCTAGATCTTGTGGTGAAACTTGATCGTCTAGTGCAAAGTGTGGAACACCGAAAGCATAGATGCTACGGGTGTCGTTAGCGTTTACGTTGTTACGAGTACCGCGATAAGTGTCAGGAATGACGCTTAGTGTACCGCTGGTTGCTTCTACAGTAACGGTATGCTGTGATACTGCTTCTGAATTGAAGATGCCGAGTTCGTTAATTAGACCCCATGAATTAGGGATTAGATTAAGTTCTTCGGTAAGATCGACTACCTCAAATGGTTTGTCAAAACTGCGAATAATAGCCATAGTTTTTCCTTAAAATTTAATATTCAGTATCTAAATGATTTAGACTGTTGTGTTAACAGAGATACCCTTGGCTTCAAGAGCAGCATAAATAGCAGCCTTCTCAGCATCGAGATCATGGCTTGCGTCTAGGACTAGAGCAGCCTTAGAAACAATGGCTGGGCCTTTTAGTAGAACTTGGACTACTGTATCTGTAGTTGCAGGAACAGTCTTGTCTTCTAGTAGGATAGCATCGGCAGTTTGTGAACCATCAACAGCGGTCTGTACGCAGATCTTGTACTTACCACCAGTTGTAACCTTGCCAAGAACTGTACCAATGACTAGGGAGCCAGCAGTACCGTTGTATGTAACGGTAGCACGGTTGTAACCCATTTCAGGCCATAATTCTTGCTTAACAAGATTGCTGAATCGTTTATTTTCTGTATATAGGAGAGACATATTTTTTCCTTAAATTTAAAATTACTTACTTAGACGGGCTTTAATGACACGCGCAATAGCAGATTCCTTGACGGTATCATCAGCCTCTACCTGCACACCCTTTTCAACAAACAAATCAGAACTGTCGATAACAGCCCGCATATCTGATAACGCCTTAACGATATCTAGAAATTCTTTTTCATTCTCAATTAGACCAACTGCTTTGAATAGAACTTCGGCTTTTGCATCATCCTTAACAGCATTCTTGACTTGCTCAAAACGTGCCTTAAGGATAGCGTCCTTCTTTTCTTGTTCAAACTTAGCAACTAATTCTAGTGCTTTTTGTAGTTGTTCTTTCTGTTCATCAAATGCCTTTTGAATAGCCTCAAACTGTGATTTCTCAACAACGTCGGCTTTTACTTCATCGGCTACTTGTACTTCTTTCGTCATACTGTTTCCTTTAGTTACGGTTTCAGAAGGTTCAACCTTCGTTTCAGTTTCATCCGATTGTTCTGCTTTCGCAACGGCTTCGGTTGAGCCTTCTTCAGCATTAGACATAATAGCCTTTGCAGAATTCTTTTCTAACTTATCAATCTTCTTGAAGGCTTTCTCGATAAGTTCTTGATCTTTAAGCATTGATAGATATTCGTCTTCATTTAGACTAGATAGTACTTCTGGGATTGAAGTTGCTTCGTATAGAGACTTCATTACTTCAAAAGCCTCTAGTTTAGATTGGATATAATCTTCGTAAGTGCTAGGCTCTGATTCCATAGCATATTCGGCTGCATCTTCTGCTTTGTCATCCTGCATAGCAGTAGTTAGACCAAGTGCTCTAGCAAGAACTTCAGCGTCTTCACCGTACATTCCAAAGAATCTACATAAGAAGTCGGTAATCTCTAGAGTAACAGTTACTTGTGATGCCTTCTTAATAAATTCATCTGAGAAATTCACAGACTTCATTACTAGAGCATAGTCAGCACCTGATGCAGGGCCACCTTGACTTTCAGAGACCAGCGCGATATGGCTTCCCTCTTTACTGAAGTCAATATTGCTTAACTTTCGTTTCGCTTTTCGTTTAATTAATTCACTCATCAGTATCCTCTTCTAAGTTTTGAACTGATGCTAAAGCACCAATGCTTACACCATTAATCTTCCCTGATTTAACAAGTTCCCATACTTCAGCATCCCTGATTTGTAGATTAACTAACCAAGTACCTGCTTTTACTAGTTTTTCACCTAGTACAAAATCTGTAGGGGCGATAAAACTTTCTACTATAGAAAAGGAATCTGTTTCAACTAAATGAAAAAGATTTGCTTTCATACAGAAGGTATTAAAGTTATGACAGGCTTTGCGTACTTCATCTACTGTAGTGGTATCACCATGAAGATCAACTTCATCTGGTAACATAGCCACAAACATGACTTGCATTAATTCTTCATTCGTTGCTTTGCTGACTTGAAGTTTCATCCAAGATAAATTATCCTCTCTGTTTACTTCTTCATCAGTAATGTCTTTGCGATAAGACTTAAGAATCTCTTCTTGTTTTAGAATACGTCTAGCAAAGGCTAAACCTGCACTTCCACCCCAAAGTAACCATGCAATAGTACCTGCTGTAGGCCCACCGTCAGGCATCTTCTTCTTTGGAGCATAATTCTTTTCATGCCTAGAGAAAAAGGAGTACATCCTCTTTACTGTGTCTAGACTAAGATTTCCATTTATAATGTCTCTTGCTCTTGCTACTCCAGAACCAACGCCTTCAGCATTTGCTTGAGAGGCATCTAAACCCCCTCTGTTGAACTTCTCTCTTAGAGCGAGTCCCCTGCTTGCGTTATTCTTCATTGCTTGAGTAGGGGCAAATGATTTTGCTTTTTTAATTTCTTCCATATTACCCTTTTTATAAATGCAATACTTATAATATATACATATTAGTATACCACACCAGACTTGCATTGTCAAGGTATATAACATACTACAGTATAATTATAAGTATTGCTGTACTCTATTACAGAGTAATTGCCGATTTAGAAGATATAGGTTTAATTAAATTGCCTGTACTGATATCAACCTTAATGCTTAAGTCTACGTATGTTCCTATGTAATTATCACCCTCTGGGCCATATGCTACACCAGCAACAACCTGTGAAGGTAAAG